CGAAGCAGGTTGCACAGCAACTGAAGGACGTGGAAGAGCTTGAAGCCAAGCTCAATGCAGAGCCGGAGAAGACGGAAGAACCTTCTGCCGAACCGGAAGCCGATCAACCCGAAGTAGCAGAAACCGCTCAGGCGACGCCGAGCCAGCCGGAACCGCAGAAAACGGTTGACAGTTGGGAGCAGAAATATCGCTCGTTGCAAGGGATTTTCGATGCCGAAGTTCCCGCGCTGCACGCGAAGGTTAAGGAACTCACTCGTGAGCTTCAAGCCGCCGCCGCGCAGATCAACGAGCTTAAAGCTGCACCCAAACCTGCCCCGCAGAACGCGGAACCGCTGGTAAGCGATCAGGACGTTGAGACGTTTGGTCAAGATTTGATTGATTTGCAGCGCCGTGTTGCGCGTGAGGTGGCGGCAGAGTTTCGGTCTGAGTTGGTTGCTAAGGACACCAAGATCGCCGAACTGGAGAAGCGCATTGAGCAGGCAAGTAGTCGGGTTGGTGAGGTGACGTTTGAGCAGCGCCTTAACCGAATGATTCCTGACTTTGACCAGCTTAACCGCGATCCTAAGTGGGTGGAATGGCTGGACGAAGTAGACCCGCTTACGCGAGCACCTCGGCGGTTGTTTGCTCAACAGGCATACGACAGCGGTGACGTGGAAGCACTGGTTCACTATGTCAATATGTTCCGCCAGAGTGCTGCCCCTGCGCAAACGCAAGTCAATCAGAATAAGGCCAAACTTGAACGTCAGACCGCGCCGACTCGTAACGCATCGAGTTCAGTTTCTACCGCACAGGAGAAGGTATACTCAACTGCACAAGTTGAAGATATGTTCTCAAAAGCAAGGAAGTTGAGCATTCAGGGGCGTTTCGACGAAGCAACCAAACTTGAAGCCGAGATTACGGCTGCCTACGCGGAAGGACGAGTTCGTTTTTAACTTGTTTACGGGTAAACAGCAGTCTGAATCTCACCCAACTTTTTAATGTAAGGAGACTCTCATGGCTACTGTTTTCCCCGTAGTAACTGCTGGTGCGTTTGACACCAACCCGTCGTACTCCGGTACGTTTATCCCGTCGCTTTGGTCTGGCAAACTTAACGTCAAGTTCTTTGCCAACACCATTCTGTCCGAAATCATGAATACGGATTGGGAAGGTGAGATCAAAAGTCAAGGCGATACGATCAACATCCGTATTGCCCCGGACATCGCCATCAGCGACTATGCTGGCGCTGGTAGCACGCTGTCCGTTCAGACCCCGACCCCTGCCACGGTGGTCATGCAGATCAACAAGGCCAAGTACTTCTCGGTGCAAACCAACGACGTACTTGCGCAGCAGGCTGATCTGGACATGATGAATATGTTCACCGAAGACGCGGCCAAGCAAATGAAGATCGCGATCGAGGACGAAGTGTTCTTTAATTCGTTCGTCAATGAAGGTCCGACTGCAGCCAATAAAGGCGCTACCGCTGGCGCTCGTTCTGCCGCGTACAACCTCGGTACCGACACCACTCCGATCGACCAGACCACCCCTGACAACGTGCTGCAAACTGTTCTGCGCCTGTCGGCAACCCTGGACGAACAGAACATCCCCGAGGATGGCCGCTGGCTTATCATGACGCCGTATGACCGCCATCTGCTGATGCGCTCGAACCTCGCTCAAGCGTATTTCACTGGCGATCAGTCGAGCACCATTCGTACCGGTAAGATCGGCATGATTGACCGTTTCACGGTTTACGTGTCGAACCTGCTGCCGCGTGGTGCGAACGGTAAGGCGCTTGTTTCGGGCCTGACTTCGACTGCTTCTGGCGCTACGCTTACCAACGCCAAGGATCGCCGTCTGATGGTTGCTGGCACTAAGGCATCTTGTGCTTTTGCTTCGCAGATTGTCAAGACTGAGCCGCTGCGCAACCAGACTGACTTCGGCGACATCGTCCGTGGTCTGCAGGTATACGGTCGCAAAGTGGTTAAGAACACCGCTTTGGCTACTGCGATTATCGGTTCCCCGGTCTAAGTAGTGCAGGGGGACTTCGGTCCCCCTGATTCAATGGAGAATACACAATGACTGTTTATGATCTTGTAGACCTGTATGAAGGTGAAATTGTCTCTAACAAAGCTCAAGTTCGTATTGATGGCGAGTGGATTGTTGTCGGCCATGTTGTCGGCGATGCCTTCGAATTGACTGCGGAAGGCGAAGAGCTTGCCGCGAAAGGCGCAGAAGCAACCGACAGCGGGCGTAAGAAGAAAGAGCCTAACGAGCCGGTGGGCGAATAATGGCAACTGTGTCGCTCGACGTATTCTTGCCTGAAATTACTCCTATCGTAATCGGATGCCCTGAGCCGATTATCAAGAACGCGCTGATTACTGCTGCGAGGGAGTTTTGTTCTCGCACGTTGTGCTGGCAAGTTTCATTGCCTAAAGTCGAGCTTTCAGACGGGGACTTCCCATATTCGATTCCGACTCCTACTGATGGAGACTTGGCTCGTGTATTGTCGGTGCGGACAGACTACTTTAGGCTGAGTCCAACGACAGTTAACGTATTGGACAATATGGCAAATTGGGAAGATCATATCGGCGCTCCCCGCTTGTTTTACCTTATGCCAACAGGGGCACTAGTACTCTACCCACGTTTATCTGAGCCTACTGAAATTCGAGTTACTGTTGCGTATACTGTATCTTTCGATGCAACACAGTTGGAAGACATGCTGTTTAACTACTGGCGAGATGCTATTGTCAGTGGAACGTTGAAGTATCTGCAGGCTATGCCGAACAAAGGGTGGAGTAATCCCGATCACGCGATGATTTATGGAAGCCGGTTTGAAAATGGGATGAAAATATGCGCAGCGGAAACGTTGCGCGGAGCGCATGCGATGTCCGGGGCCGTAGTTCAAATGCGGCCTGCTGTGTAAGGGGCCATAATCATGGGTCTTCAACTAAGCGTTCCGATTGCTACCGCACGAGGTATCCTGAACGATCCTTACGCAACACGGTATTCACCGGCTGATTTGCTACAGTATGCAAATGATGCTTTGGATCAGATCGTTAAGGTTATTCCGCAGTTTTTCTATGTTTATGACGATTTCACTTGCGCTGAAGGGCCGTTACAGTCTCTATCTTTCGACAACTCTATAGCGTTGGTAGATGTAAAGCGTGTACAGAACGGAAATTCGGTCACTCGCTCAGATGTAAGCATCTTGGATGATTTCTCACCTGGATGGCGCTTAGGGCCTGAAGGTACTGCCAAACATTGGATGCCGTTTGGTGATGATCCGCGTAGGTTCCTTGTGTATCCCCCTTCACCAGCTAACCAAGTTCTCGAAGTATTGCGAGTAGCTGTACCATTAGAGTTTACGGAGACCGCAGATACATGGTTGCCTGCACAACTCTCTGATGCAATTTCAGATTACATCGTTTATCGCGCTGAATCGCGTGACGACGAATATGTGAATAGCAATAGGGCAGCGCAATTCTTCACATCTTTCGTTGGAAAAATAAAAGGAGCGTAAATGGCACGCAAGTACAAGAATAATGCCAGCAGCACGCTTGCTGGCGCACTAACAGTCAGCGCAACCACATTGACTGTTGCTACAGGTCAAGGGGATCGTTTCCCTATTGCGTCAGGCTCAGACTATTTCGTACTTACGCTACAGAAATCAGGTGGAACGGAGATCGTCAAGGTTACCTCACGTGTAGCTTCGTCCGATTCCATGACTATTCTGCGTGCGCAGGAGGGTACACCGGCACTGTCATTCTCTATCGGTGACATTGTGTCGTTGCGTGCAACTGCCGACTCGTATAATTCCATCGATGCGCACGTCGAGTCTACAACGGCTCATTCGGCCAGCGCGATCGTCAATATTCCTGCAGGCGGGATTTCCTCGACGAATGTGCAGGCGGCACTTAATGAGCTTGACAGCGATAAGGAGGTTGCTGGTGCAGTAGCAGCGCACGTTGCAGCTACTGATCCGCACCCGCAGTACCTAACGACAGCAAAACTTAGTACGGCATATCAACCGACAAACGTCAACCTAACAGCGGAATCTAACCTTACCGGTGCGGCTAATAAACTGTCGTACTACACTGGAGTCGGGGCGAAGGCGCTGACAGATTTGTCACCTTTTTCCCGCACATTACTCGCCAACACTGATGCTCCTACGGCCAGAACTACACTTGGCGCACAAGCAACCCTTGTCTCCGGGACAAGTATCAAGACTATATCGGGGCAGTCTTTGCTTGGTAGTGGCGACATTGCTATTTCTGCTATTGGCCGACTGTCCAACATCGTACACATTACTACGGCTGGTAGTGGTACCTATACCAAGCCATCAAATGTGAATTTCCTGTTAATCCGGGCGATAGGGGGTGGCGGAGGCGGCGTATCCAGCAGCAGCGGAAACGGGGGCGGTAGTGGTGGGTATGGTGAGCTATTCATCACGTCTCCAGCATCGTCTTACTCCTATACCGTCGGTGCAGGTGGCACTGCTGGTGCTAATGGCGGTGCAACAACTATCGCTGGCATAACGGCAGGAGGCGGGAGTGGCGGCTCCAATGGAGGTACTGGTGGTAGCAGTAGCGGGGGTAGCATCAATGTGCGCGGCGGCTGTGGCGCACTTAGCACTTACAACAATGACTCATTAGGTACTGCTGCAAACTTTCCGGGTTGCGGGGGTGACGGAGTTTTCGGCGGTGGGGGCCAAGGAAGTTTAACTGCGGCTAACGCCAGTGGCGTGTTCGGAGGAGGTGGAGGAGGTGGTCCCACAGGAGGTGGCACAGGTGGTACAGGGTACATTCAAATATGGGAGTTCCAATGATGAGAGCAGCACGAGTTGAAAACGGTATTGTTGCCGACCTATGGGAAGTTCCATCGCTCGATTGCTACGGTGACCTGTATACGCTTGTTGAAGCGCCTGAATGGGTACAGCTAGGTGACACCTATAGCAACGGATCGTTCACCCCTAAACCAAAGCCCATTGAACAAGCAAAAGCTGAAAAACTCGCCGAACTCGACCGCGCATACGACTTGGCCGTTCAGCAGCCAATCGCTTACATGGGCCATACTTTCCAGGCCGATGTCGAGTCGCAGGATACTCTTACCAAGACGCTCACGACGCTGAATGCAGATGGGAGTGTACCTACAGGCTTCGCATGGTGGGATGCGGCCAATAACGCTGTTCCGATGACGCTGGCTGAACTGAGCGGATTGGCTATGGCGATGCTCAATCAAGGTTGGGTAGCATTCCAAAACAAGCAGGTAAAGAAAGATGCTGTACGTAATGCTCAAACGGTTGATGATGTGAACAGCGTGGTGTGGTGATGACAGCCTTTCGTCTGACTGGTTTCCAAGGGATTCGTCCTCGCGTTTCACCGAGGCTGATTGACGACAATGTTGCGCAGGTTGCGGCGAATTGCCGTTTGTCGTCTGGTGAGATTGTTCCGCTCAAGCAACCCGCTCTAGTCAACGCACCTACAACGCAAGGTCCGCTTCTGTCCATTTATAAGGCAGATTCTGTCTGGTTTAGCTGGAACAAGGATGTTGACGTTGTTCGATCCCCTCTCCCTGGACTATTAAAGTTCATCTACAGTGGCGACGGTGAACCTCGTATCACGACGATCTCATTGGCTACGACTGGCGGAGGCGGGAGTTACCCTGCACAAGCTCGCGCTCTAGGAATCCCGTCCCCGCAAACTGCGCCAACAATCTCGGCTTTTGGAGGATCGGCTACCACTGTTAGCCGCTTTTACTGCTATACGTTCTACTCAGATTGGAACGAAGAGTCTGCGCCGTCTCCACTGTCTTTGATGATTACGTGGAGACCAGATGGCACATGGCAATTGACTAGCTTCGACCCATCTCCTGCCAATTCTGGTACAGGCACTGTGTCGGTGTCTTCAGGTGTAACGACGTTTACTAACGGCAGCGCGGTAAAACATTGGTTGCGCGTAGGAGATGAAGTGGTTATCAACGGCACAGTTGTCGCCGTATCTGAGGTTGTTGGTCCGACTATGTTCAAAGTACCAGGCAACTTCACTGGTGCAACAAGCTGGTCGCGAAAAGCACCTTGGGGGCCGTGCAAGAAGCGTCTCTACCGAAGCACAGGCACGACAGGACAGTTCCAACTAGTCGAAGACGACATCGAGTCTAGTCCAAGATGGAGCAACGGAACATATACCGATACGCTTTCAGATTCACAGATTGCTGGAGACGAGTTGATTTCTGCCACTTGGCAACCTCCTCCCACTGATCTAAAAGGTGTGATCGCTCTACCGAGTGGTTCGATTGCAGGTTTCAGTGGTAATGAAATCTGTTTCTCAGAGCCTTTTCAACCTCACGCGTGGCCGCCTGAGTACCGCATGCGGTCACAAGGTTACCCTGTTGTATCGCTAGGGTTATATACATCAGGCATAGTCGTTGGCACTACAGGTGTACCACTGGTATTACTTGGGCATGAACCAGGTCAGATGGCTGTCCAACCGGCGGAAGGCTCATACCCATGTCTAACGAAGCGCAGCATGGTGAGTCTTGGTGACAAGGTCGCATATGCTACTGAGCACGGCATGGCGACAATTGGTGACAGCGGGGTAGACATTCTCACTAAAGACTGGTTTAGCCGAGACGAGTGGGATACTTACAAACCGGAGACAATGTTCTCTGCTTTTGTACGCGGTCGCATCTATACGATGTCGGATTCGCAAGGTGACTCACCGCAGATGTTGATTTTTGACTTCCTTGATAAGACAGGTCTCACTACGGCTTACGTTAACGCGACGTGTCTCTTTGCAGACAAGCTCACCGGCAAACTTTACATTTCCGATGTGACTAATCATGACATTCGTGAATTTGATCCTCCAGGCGGCTTGTACATGCAGCAAGACTGGATGTCGAAAGAATTTGTGCTACCTGAACCCGTGAACATTGGTGTAGCAAAAATCAACTTTGATTCGCGGTTCTCCGCGCAGGACATCCTCAATCTTCAAGCGCAGTACAACGCTGCTATTGCTGCAAATAACGCGTTAATCTCGTCTGGCAACGTCGGAGGTCGAGTCGATGATGAGCAAGTTAATTTCTACTCTATTAACGGGTCTAACCTTGTTGATGTTTCCCAACCTGAAACCGAGTTTCCAGGTGTCAACTTTACTTTGTACGCTGGCGGTAAACTAGTATTCTTTAGTAACGTTGTTTCTACCAGCGGGTTCCACCTTCCGTCAGGCTATAAGTCAGATACGTTCGCTGTTCGCGTACAAGGCCAGTCGCTGGTCAAGTCGATCGAACTGGCCGAGACTATGCAAGGGTTGAAGGGTGTCTAAGAAGCGTCCAATCCCCGCTCTACCTGCTACATCGGCTGAACTTGGCCGAGCGGCGTTCGATGTTGCGCTCAAAGAGAACATCGAGATCATTACTGGCGCTCGGAGTGGCCCAATCCAACCACTTACTGATACATCGACAACGAGTGATATAATCAAAAAAATCAATGAACTTCTGGCGAGGTTGCAATGACAGAACTGCCTAAAGTGCTGGTCAAGTACAAAGGGCGGACGCTTGATGCGAGTACGATTTTAGCCATTATTGACGACGTTAATCGTATCAACTACAACCCAATTCAGATTTCACACATCGAGTCGAAAACTTGTAAAGGTTTTGTTTTTGCCGCAGAGCGTTATCGGGATTGCCTGGACGAACTTAAGCCGCTACATGAAGCACACTGGAGTGAAACTGAGAAACACCGACACGAACTACCTTTGAACCCTGATTATGATGGATTTCTCCGTATGGAGGATGCAGGTTCGTTGATCTTGTTCACGGTTAGAAAAGATGGCGAACTCGTCGGGCAAACGACAATGAAGATATTTCCGTCCATGCACAGCCAAACGCTCGTTGCCAACGAGGACAGTTTGTTTTTGCGCAAGGATATGAGAGGAAGCCTGGCTGTTGTCATGGCATTTATCAGGTTTGTAGATGACAGCCTTGCAGTGGTTGGTGTGCGTGAAGTTCGCGTAAGTTCAAAACTGGTAAACGGTGCTGACAAGTTGATGATGCGTGCGGGTTTCAAGCCGTTTGCAACTCAGTTGGTAAAGATGATTGGAGGAGCTAAGTATGAAACTTAGGTCAGAACGAAAATTTGAAGCTCGCCTTGGCAAATCTTTCTGCGATTGCCATGACTCTCCTCCACCGCCAGACTATAGGCCAATGGCTGAGGCGTCTAAAGAGTCTGCTGAAATCATGGCAGCACTTGGGCGCGACCAACTTGACTTTGCCAAGCAGCAATATGCAGACAACAAGCCGCTTCTGCAAGGTATTGCACAGCAGCAAAAGGATATTGCAGATCAATCTCTTTCTCAGGGTGAAGATTACTACAATTACCTGAAGCAATATCGTCCGCTCGAATTGTCGATGCGAGACGATGCGATGGCAGATAATTCTGGAGAACTAGCCAACTACGATAATGCCAACAGGGCTGATGCGGCGTTGATTTCTGGACCTAATAGCGCTCTTTACGCTGCTCGCCAAGGCGATATTGACTGGCAAGTTAACAATGCGGTTGCAGACGCGCAGGGTGCTTACACTCGGGCAACCAATCAGGCCATTCGGCAAGGTTTGCGTTACGGCGCAGCGGTTCCGAACATGGTAGGTCAGGTCGGGTCTATTGGCCTTACTCAAGCTCAGAACATTGCCGCAGCAGCTAACTCTGCTCGCATGGGTGGTATCGACCAAGCTCGTCAACTGACTGCGACAGGTCTCCAGCTTCGTCAGGGTAATATGGACGCGCTGCAGAAGCAGCGTGCGATTGATTGGGCAAAGAAACTAGACGCAGTCGGTCTTGCAAAAGGGATGCCCGGTGCATCGGCAGGTGCCTACGGGTTGGCAGTTAATGCTGGTAACTCTGCTGGTCAGAACTACATGGCTCCTGGTCAAGCAATGCAGTCCGGCTTTAGTGCTGGTGCGAACACAATTGGACAAGGACGGAGTCTCTACCAGAACGGCTTGGGTAATATTCTCAACGCACAGACATCTGTGTACGACACAAGTCTAAAAAGTGGACTTGATGTTGGCGGTTTGCTGTCTGGTGGAGCGGCACTGTACAAGGCTTTCTCCGACGTGCGGCTGAAAGACAACATCAAGTTTGTCGGTGTCGATCCTAACACCGGCATTGGCCTATACGAGTTCAACTACTACAATGACGATACGCGCTATCGTGGTGTGCTTGCGCAAGAGGTTATGCAGACACACCCTGATGCAGTGATACAGGATGAAGCGAGCGGATACCTCGTTGTTGACTATGGGATGCTTGGCATCGAGATGGAGAAAGTAGCATGATACTGAACTGGAGCAATGTTGGTAAAGGAATTGCGGATATAGCCAATGCCGTTGTAGACAACAACAGGCTTGATGATTTGCGCGCTTTGGGCAATGACTACGCTACTGTATCAGGAACCGGTTTACGTGTGGGCAATGATGTTGGTGTGGTAGCCAACGGTGCGCAAGGTGTTGATGAGAACGGCAATCCCATATCGGCTGAAGACGCATACCGGCAGGCGTATGCTCGCGCTGGACTAACTGCACCTGATATATCAACAGAAGGGACCAAGTTTGCAGCACGCTCCGGTCAAGGGAACGACTTAGGTGTGTATGATACTGAGAGTGCTGCCGACTCAGCCGATCGTAAAGCCAATTACGGACTGACGCTTTCTCGCGCAGATGTCTACGACAAGTACGGTGACGAGAATACTGCACGCGCGCTGCGTATGTACGCGCAGCAGACTAAACGGCAGGATGCTCAGGACGAACGCGAGGCCGCTCTAAACGACCTACAGCAGCGCAGCCTCAAGGTTGATGTCGCTAACAAGGAAACTGAAGCCGCCAAAAACCAGCAGTATCAGGACGCCCTAACAGCAATTGGTAATGCCAACTATTCGCCTGAAGATGCTGCCAAAGCGCTGATCGAGGCAACGCGTAATATTTACGGGCCTGAAAAGGCATTAGACCTTGCAACTAAGTACAGGGCTGATGAACTTGGGCAAATTACCTTAAATTCGGCCAAGAATAAAGCTAGTTTTGAAGATGCGTTCTCCAAAGGTCCTGATGCACTAGCCGCGTGGTATGAGAGCATTAATGGTGGGTCGCGCAAAGCGAAGTTCATGCCGGTTACAGGCGGGATCGCGCTTGTAGATTATGACCCAAACAACCCTAAAGACTATAAGGTTGTTGCTAGAGGTAAGGATATGTCAGATGTCATGACCACGCTTGGTGCAATGGCTACTCCTGAAAATATGTTGAAGCTCGCACAGGTTCGGGCCGAACAAGACAAAGTTGGTGTTGAACGTCAAAAAGCCCAAGCTGAGAGCAACTACTATGCAGCTATGGCTAACCGTGCAGCAACATATGCTGCAAATAGTGGAGAAACCTTAGCTGACAAGCGCGCTGCCGTACTCGATAAAACCCGTGACTCCTACGTCAAGCAACTCAAGAATTTACAGGAACAACTTGCGGTCTTGCCGACTACAGATAAGGTAAATCGCGCGGCACTCACAGCTAACTACAATGCGCTCGCAAAGAAAGTTAGCTATTATGATGACCTTATTGAGCGTACGTTGACTGGCGGTGGCGGTGGAACTCCAGACGAGTTTGAACCTGTATACCAGCCTGGGGCCGTTATAACGGATAGTGCTGGTAACAAGCGTCGCTTTGTTGGTGGCAACCAGCGTGATCTAAAGAATTGGGAGTTGTTATCTGGTGGGAATGGCGCACCTGCATCTACGCCTACCCCTACCTCTGCGCCGAAAGGGCTTTCTACTAAGCCAAATGAATGGGATGCTAGTAAAGAAATAAGTGTGCCGCAGTATATATTTACACCAGGTCCGACACCACACAGCCCTGAGACCCGCGCCCCTAATCCTGAATGGAAAGACATACCGAAGTACATATTCACACCAGGTCCGACACCGCATAGCCCTTACAACCGTCAACTTAACCCTGAGTGGGCAAATTGGCAAAAGAGCTTGTGGGAAAAGAAACAGTCAGGTACTCGCTGATTTTGGAGAAACGACATGGCAGACCCCTGGGACTACCCATCTAAACCCCGTCGCGACCCCTGGGACTACGGGGAGTCGTTCAACCCTTATCGCCTGCCGGACTATTCTAATCAGACCGACACCTCTCCTGGTCTAATCCGTCGCGCAGGTGATCTCGGCCTTTCTGCTGTACAAGGTCTAGTTGGGGTCGGCCAGTCGTTCACTGACTTGCTCGGTGCTGACAATGCTGCTTCGCAAGGTTTGCGCGTGTTGAACACTGACCTCGGTAAGCTGAAGTCCGATTTTCAACAAGATCGTGAGCGTAAAGCCGCTGAGAGAATGAGTGCTGCCGATGCCTCAGGTGACTGGAAGCAGGAACTTAGCGCAGCATGGGAGAATTTTAAAGACGATCCTGCTAACATGACCGCACAAGCTGCGGGTTCCGCATTGGGCTTCATTGGTCCTGTCGGTCTAATGGGGCGTGGCGCTGAACTTCTTAGCGCAGCAGAGACGCTTGCTGCAAGGAAAGCTGCGGCCAAGGCCACGGAAGAAGTTGCGCTCGGTACACTTGGTACAGGCTCAGGTGTTGGCTCGGTTAAAGGTCAACAGTACGATTCGGTACAGAGCGAAGCTCTTAGGCGCGGATACTCGCCGGAAGCCGCCAAACAACTTGCTATCAATGCTCAGTCATACTCCAGCGATAACGCAGTTGACCTGTTGGCCGGTGGACTGTTTGGAGCACTAGCTGCTAGTACTGGTATTGAGCGAATGGGACTTGGTCTTAGCGAAGCCGCTAAGGGTGCAGGACCTCTTAAGCGCAGCGCACTTGGCATACT